AAATATGGGTCGTAGTTGAAAAGAGTTGTCATGTATTCCTCGTTAGAAACTCAATATAAATTTAATTCGATCCGTTTGATCTGGATCCCTAGTCAAAGGTTGCTGATTAATAATCATTAATGTTTTACCGGAATATAACTGTAATTCCGGATCTGTTTTTGAAACACCAACTCGAATCGCACCACTCAAATTACCTTTGATGGTCACGTTTGGCTGAAATGTGCCCAATATGTTATTTAAAAATAGGTTATTCGTAAGTTCATCAAACGAAATAACTTGTGCTGAAAATGTTGCGGTCTCTATTGTATCACCTTGGTAAACATACTCATCATTGTTAAAATCACCAATACCTGGAGACACATTAATTTTCGTGTATACATTATATAGTTGACCGGAAGCCAAGGTTGATGTTCCAAAAGCATATGGATTTTTAACCAATGAAATTTGTCTAAACTCATTTTCTGCTGGAAAATCACCAGACTCGTTGCCGGCAAAATCAACATTCAACATAATTGTATTGGCTGAAAGTTCTTCTACTGGATCATAACCATGACCATTCTGTGGTGCGAGTGAAATTGTAGCAGCTGCGTTAGACCCATTGCCGCCTGTAATGTCTGTAAATATCACATTGGCTTTTGTATAATTTAGGCCACGACTCTGAACAATTACGTTCTGAACACGGCCATTGGATACATTGGCTCTTAATACTGCACCAGTACCATCACCGTTAATTGATATGATTGCTTGTGTTGAACCATTGACATAATTGTTACCAGTATTTGTAACTTTTACAATATCAATGCTTCGATTCAAAGCAGCTGCCCGCACAAACTTATTGTAGGTAACTGGCATCCAATCGGAAGTTAAAAATCTTTCCTTTTGTGCCGTGTTTAAAGTGTACATATATTTCCACTTATACCTATCGCTAGTCTGGAAATATGGTTCTTCTAGTGATGTTGAAGATAGAAATAGTTGTGGTTCATCGGTTGAGCTTGCACCACTATTGTTATCCAAACATTTAAAAATTTGATCTCGACTATTTAAAACATAGTAGTTTGCGTTACCGGAATCATATGTGTAATAGCTAGTGTTTGAAGTCCAGTTTCTTCTAGGAACAACATAAGAAATGTCATTCAAAGACATTCTTTTCGCAACAATAGCATTATCCCAGCATTCTACAAATCCTGGAATACTTTGTGTTGGTGTAGTAGCAACTTCAACTCCTGCGTTCCATGGAGTTTGTTTGCCGAGCACTGCAAAAATATAAGACTTCTTATCTTGCGGCAAATAATCGTTCGCACCAATATCAAACAGAGAGGTGAAATCTTGAGCTAACTCAGTCGAGAAATTTTTGGTAATTATTGAAGGCATGTCTTTATTTATTCAAGTTTTTGGTGATATGTTACCACAAAGGTCGAATTTGTTGTAAAATTAGTGCTAACCAAAATGGTGTTAGCATTCACAAAAGTGACCTTTTTTGTGTCATTAAACAACAAACTGATATTTGCTGTGTTGTTGGAAATCTGAAAATTTGTATATGTATAAATCGTATTTGCGTTTAAAACTTCAGTTACAGTTGATGTGTTTCCTGTTGACAATTTAATAACATCATTAGCCTGCACATCATTAATGAAGTTTGTTGATGTGCCCACAACAAGATTAGAAGATGCACCAATATTAACCGTACCACTAATTCTGCGTTCAACAGATGTTAATGTAACGTAATCACCAACAGAAATAATAGATGACAGGTTTGGCGAGGCGCCTGTAGCAACCATATTGTTAGAACCATTCGAAATATTGAATGTGTTGGCTAAAGTTTTTACGGAAATTAATATTGTTGTGTTGTTTGGTCTGGCCGCAACTGCTTCATTGGCACTAACTCTATTAACAAAGGTTTTAGTTCCGACAGGATGGACAACATCATTCAAAGCTTTCTTAAACTTAATATAATCATTTTCTGTATTGATAACATATGAAAAATTATGATACTTTGTAGAATCTTGCAATTTCTTATCCGCACTTAATTGTCCGTCTTCATTTAAGTAAATACCTGGATAACGAATCAGACCATTTTCGAAAGCAGCCGTAGCCTTAGCTTTACCATCACCATAGTATGATATTGCAATAACATTTGCGGAAACTGCATTGTCGTTCGATTTAATTTGTGTGGTTTCATTTAATGTACCACTGTAATTATAAATTCTCATGTGGTTATTTGATGAAACGTATCTATCGACATATGCTACAAATGTTGTATTTGTGTTTGATGAGCCTTGATAAATTTTAGTGTTGGCAACAAAGATTTGACCTTCAGTAACATTTGATAAAATTAAGTCTGCATTACGCAATGAAATTTGTGGTGCGGAAACATAATCGTAACCATAACTGATAACACGCAATGAAGAAATTGATCCGATTCTAGTTGTTGACAATTCAAGGTCTTCACCATCACCGAGAATCTCTGTGGCAACTAGTGAAGCTCCTGTTCCATTAGCTGTGTTGATTGTAATTAATGGTAAGTGTGCAGCATCATAACCTTCACCACCACGAATATTTTCTGGTGCGTAACTGATTGTCAAGTTTGCTCTAAAACCTGAACCTGAACCAGTATTTGATGTGAACGGATTTAATGTTGTCGTTGGACTTGTGATGTATTTACCAGAATTCGAAACGTTAACTGAAGTGACATTGCCACTACCATTAACAGCCAGCACGGTCAATACAGCAGAAGTTCCAGTTCCACCGGTCGCGGTAAATGTATTACCAACGCCGTATCCTGTTCCTGCGGTAGAAATTGTTACATTAGTTATTGCGCCAATTGTTTTTTCATTAAATTCTACAGTTCTAACACCATTGTTTGCAGCGTGTACTTGAGTAATTTGAGCATTAGCACCAATGCCTCGGCCACCAGTGGATGAGAATATTAAATATTCACCTACATTATAATTTTGTCCGCCGCTGAGAACTTGAATACGTCCTAATGATCCCAAGGCATCAAGATTCTTTCTTAGTAGTTTATATACCACTAAGTTATCGATGTTATTTTCAAATGGAATATCTAAGGTGATAGTTTCACTAGTGACTGCGGTAATTGTTCTAATTTCCTCAAATCGATTCTTTACAAACAACTTGACTTTTTCACCGACTTCAAATGTGTTCGTTAAATCTTGTGACGAATCTCTGAGTATGCTACTACCTTTAACCGCAGTACAAGATGTTATTACCAATAAATCATCAGCATCTTCCAAATACATACTGTAAATATCTACTTCAGGTTTTTGTCTATAACCACCACCTTGAGATTCCAGATCAACATATGCAATACTGTAAAGACCCAAATCTTGATATGTTGTAATTTGGCCAATCGTTTTTGTGTTCGAACTGTTGTCCAATGCATTTATAGATTGAGAATATACAGTTTCGAGAGTAACATCCGAAACATTAACATTTCGTGTATAATTTTCGTCAAGTAGAGAGATGAAAGCTTTGGCTTCCGAACCTAAAAGTCCTCCACTAAATCCACCCCTAAAATCAATAATGGATGAGTTTGGTGCAATTGAGTTGTATCTGAAACCGAAACCACCGGATTTGGTGATGATGTTTTTAAGAGAACCTCTTAGAACATTACCAACTGTTGCCAAGGCACCAACTGGATTGCCAGATTGTGTGTTTAAACCACCGACAATTGTAACCGGATCACCGTCATAACCTAATTCTGTATCATATCCATTGTAATATAAACCACGATTTAATGGATCAATTTTAATTTCAGATAGTGAACCAATTAATGTTGCAGTAACTTGAATTTGTGTATTGCCAGTAACATGTGTTTTAATCGTTTCACCAGTAGTGAACAATTTTGTAATATTTGAAACATACAATTCAACATATTCAATACCTAACTGTCGGTCAACCGATTTAATTGCTTTTTCAACAATCGCAGTTGCTTTGGATGTTTGTCCAATGATTTTTGTCTTTTCAATTTCTAAAATATTTGCATCATCATCAGTCACACGCAGGGCCAATGGAAGAACCCACTTACCATCAGAAGTTCGTAATACCTGTTCTTTTGGAAAACTGATTGTTATTTCTTCGTTGTACAGTATGCGGAAAAGAAACTTGACCGATTCTGGTGTTCCTTTTGAACGATAAAATTCACCAATAATCTTTAAGAATTTGGCTTTATCGAGCAACAATTCTTGCGGAAAAAATGGCGCAATCTCTTTACGAATTTGTTCGATATAAACATTGTCAGCCAAATCAACATCTTTGGCATCATCCAACTTTTTGGATTCCAAAACAATGTTACCATTTCTCTCCAACCACTCATAATATCGTTTGATGAATGTTGCAAAAAGCTGATGTTCTTCCCTAATAAATTCGGGAAGTTGACTTTCCACTATACTTGATAGAATTACATCTGACATTATTTTATTGGTACTATGTTGATAACAATTGTAGTGGAATCATTAACATCAAAGGTTAACAATTTATTCTTTTCTGAATGAATCACGGATTTTGACGGACGAATGTGTATAGACAATTCATCGAAATCATTTGCTACAGAAAGTGGGTTAAAATTATTAATGTAAATTTTACCTTGTGTGTAATCAATCTGACCCATAACACCATTATTGTTTTGATAATTTAAGATTGCTTTAACACTTTGATTTGAAGTTTCTTCTGGCTTGAAATAACTAATGCGTAATTGGCCATATCTGTTTTCCAACACAGCCGATGCCGATGCCAATGTACCACCACCACCCGTAATCACAATAGCCGCAGTGGTGTAACCAACACCTGGATTAATCACTGTAATGTATGACAAACGACCATTGATAATTGTTGCTTCAGCCTTGGCGCCTTGGCCATCACCTAGAATGGTGATCGTTGGTGTTGATGAATAATTAATACCTGGATTGGTAACAGTAATTGATTCTACACCAGTAAATGATGATGGAACTTCTTCAATGAAAGCCGACCTAGTAATATTATTTTCATCTAATATTGTAAAATTTGGACTTGTATAGAAATTGTCATTTGTTGTACCACGCTGCAACTCAACACCAAAATCTAAAGTATAATTTGAAGATGTTAAAAGATTAGGCCTAAACTTTTTGGCAATAAAAACTTCCAATTCATTTGAAATAACAGAAATGTCACAGGAGTCAATTGCTGTTTTTAAGGCAGAAGACCTAAAATAAGCATTAAAGGTGTTTAGATTACTATCACAAAAATCTAAAATTGATGTTCTAACTTTGGTTCTTAGAGTGTTCAAATCTAATATAGTTTTTGTTGGATCATAATACACCGTGGAAATCATCTTCAAATAATTATAATCAACATCAACAATCTGTGGTGTAACAGTCAATACACTAATTGGTTTTAAAACATTTTGTAAGAAGAAATCTTTTTCGGTCTCAGTAATTTCGAAACCATCTTTAGGTTTGGCAGATATGAAAACTTTACCAAAAACTGGTGGAACATTTTCTTCTCCACCCCAAACATTTACAGCTTCAAACTGAGGATATTTTTGTTGGATCAATTTAACATAATCGTTTTTCGTGACAGCACGATTCTGAGAAATGTATTGTAGTGGTGCAGCAAATCGAATCTCATCAACAGTTTCACGTGTTCTGCCGCCAGCGGCAACAGTAACTGTGCTGATTGTAAAACCGGATAGAAAATTAATTGCTGAAGAACCAGTGAAGTTCGTAGCCTTATTTGCGTCTTCACCATTACTGATTAAGTAACTTAATGTCAAAACACCACCATCGGGAATTTTTTGGCCAATGATGTTATCACCAAAGTATATCTGATATTTACCGTTTTGTCCTTCTTGTAAAAAATAAGTCTTTGAATCTGAAGTCAAAGAAATTGAATCATCTACAGGATTGTAAACCACAGTTTCTGTGTTCCCAGAACTTTGTTGAACAGTAACACGTAATGTTGTTGTGTCCACTTTAGCATCAGGTATTTCATAAATTTGTTTAGGGTTAGTGTTTTCGGAATGATTATATGAATATGAAAGTAACTTGCCTTCAAAAATTTCTATATCATTATAAACAAAGTTTGTTCCAGTTTTCGAAACAGTGTAATCTTGCAAGGTAATAAAGGTATAGATTTTACCTTCTAAAGCACTACTGATGAATGTGTAACCACGTGGTATGGTCAAGTAATCTTCTTGTGATGTGGCACCATTAATTGTTACATCAATGACTGCCTTGGACGCTCTGTTAGATCGTGGTGTATAACCAAGTTTCTTAGCGTGAGACACGACCGAGTTTCTTAACAATGCGGTATCTAAGAAGCCCTCATTTGCAACCATATTCAGGTAGTATGCATTGTAGTGTGTATTGTATGCCAAAATGTCCAAAAGAACACTTAAGCCAGCACCCTCAAAATCATAATCGGAGAATTCCGTTTGTTGTTTGAGGAATGTTTTTAAATTGGTCTTGATTGCATCGAAATCAAGTTCGGTTACTCTTAAACGATTTGCCATTTATCGTACTCGTTCTAGGAAAAAATTAATTGTTACGGGGTCTGACATATTCATAATGTAAAATTCCATTCGGACACTGAAACCATTATTGTCTAAATCAGGTAAAATATCTAAATTTTTAATCTGAGCTCTTGGTTCGTAGTTCTCAACAACCTGTCTAATCTCTCTTTCCATCGATATTGCAGTAATTTTATCGAGGTTTTCAAAAAGCAAACGTCTTACGTTAGAACCTAAATCAGGTTGAAACGGTCTTTCATAATGGTTGGTCATCATCAAATTCTTAATTGAATTGATTACTGCCATTTCGTCTTTATGTTTATTAATATCTTTCCGTACTGGATGTATCAAAAAGTTAAGGTCCAAATCTGTATATTGTCTGGATGAAGATGAAATTGTTGTGGCCATATCTTATTTATCTACATTACCCAAGACTATTTTTATATTTTTCTGTACCAATCATATTGTTTATCAAATATTTTTGTGTATTACCAACTCTACCTAATGAGTTAACTTTGTTGTAATCGTCTAAAATGTTGAGTGAATTTCTGTAAAAGTTCCAGTCGTGCAATCTTCTGGTAGACAATAATGTATTGGCAGCAGTAATATTTGAAGATATTGTCGTAAAAACATTTGCTGACAAATTCGATACATTTACAGTTGTGGTTACTGGAGGATCACCTGCATCTGTAATTGTTTCAACACGAATACTATTTCTAACTGTAACAAGGTCATTAATAATATTGTTGGCACTTGCATTGATGTCATCAGTGATAAACAGACTAGTAAAATTACCTAAAAGTGGAACACTGTTTGCAACATTATCGGTTGTGTTTGTCAACATTAAAATTTGTTCACCAGCACTAACGGCTTTGCGGTAGTCTGGAAAATGAGTAACTGTGGTAGAATTTTCTGTAACATTAGCTTTAGCTTCCGTAACACCAGAAATATTTGATGTGTGACTCAAATATTTTGGAATCTCAATAATCAAATTCGTTAAACTGGTTCCCATTGATGTATTAGAACCATTTTCAAAAATGTTGATGGTTTGAACAATCTGATTCATTGTATTAACATTACCACTCAATCTCTCAGTAACATCAATCATTGGATTCTTAAAATAATCTGTTGCGACAATACTGCCGTTGGCCAAATCACTTTTTTGCCAATCTTGCAATTGATCTGGCGAAGAATTTAGATAATTCTTTGCAGAATCGGACAAATTAATGGAATCTCCGAACTTACCAGTATCAAAACTAAAATTTAATCTCTCGTATACGCTAGCCATAATATTACCTCATTACATTAGTGAAAATGGTGTGCCCGTCACACCTTTTGGTGCTGGGTGTATGTGTGAATTATACACTGCTCGCATCATCTCCATCGAACCTCTAAGATCAAGTACTTGTCCACCGAAAACTACAGGAGCATTCACTGATGAACCCGCATAAATGTTTGTTAGTGCATTAATCTGTGTTGGAATAGCAACATCTAATCCTGCGGCAACACCGCCAAGTAGTGTTACGTATCCTAAAGGACCAGCTCTCATACCTGTGCCAGCACTAACTTTAGTTTCGGATGTAATCACATCAGCAGTTAATCCACCAGATACAACCAAATCTCCCTGTAAAAATAAATGGTCACCAGTTGCAAGCTTCATTCGACCAGTAATTGGGTCACCACAACCAACAGTCATATCACCATTGGACAAAATAGAAGATGTTTTAGCAACAGTCTGTGTTAATTTACCGGCAACTTCCAAATAATAATCACCATCAACTCTCTCGAACTTGTCACCTTTAACATGAACAATTGAATTTCCTTCTATTGTAATATTACACACACCAGAAATAATAACATTATTATTTTTGGCAACAATTTCATAATTATCACCGACAATGTGATTGACTCTTGTTCCATCAGATTGGATTTCAAAGAAGGTGCCAAGACCATCGGTCTGTGCTCCGCCGTGTTGGAGGCGTATCCTCTCACGACCTGGAGTATCATCCAGCTCAAAGCTGTGGCCAGATTCGGTTATAGTTGCGTGGCAGTATGGGTATTTTGGCAAAGTTTCATCGTTTGCCTGTGACTCTGGTTCTGTCCACGAATAATCATCAGATGGTTTTGTTGCCATATTAATTAGTTGTAAATTTGGTAAAATCGGTTGTAGTTGATGTTGGGTTCACAGTGGATAGGTATGTAGTCAACGTTTCTCCTGCTGCTGCAACACCGGAAGCACTAGCTGGAGTAGTTAATGCCTCAACTATAGCAACAGGTGCCGCCACAATTTTTAAGCCAGCGGTGTAAACCTCTCCGGCTGATTTCTTTATATCATTGAAGACTGCAATAGCTTCCGAGAAATCTGTTTTACCTGAAAGTGAAAATAATTCTGTGAAACCAGAAGTTAGAGATGCTATCAATTCAGCCAAACATTGTTTGAGTAATGCATACAATTTAGCAGGCAAACCAAGTATGAAATCAATCATAGCTCTAACTCGTTTGGCAAAATCAACAATCACAGTAACAAGGTCTGCAATTTCTGAAATTTTTCGTGCAATATCTTTTAATTCACGCGCCAATTTTTTTGCTTGTTCAATCCAATAACTGGTTTCACCACTAGGTGTGAGTCCTAATGCTTTCAATACAGCCTTAATGGCTGTACGAATAGAATCCATAATTTCAGAAAATTTTAATCTAGCCAATGCTGCGCTACGTTTCATTAATCCAGCAACATCACAAACGTGTTTTCTATTTTGATTTGCTCTGTGTATAGTTGTCTGTTTCAATAAGGTCAAATTTTCCAAACCAACATAAGGTAATGATGGTGCGCCAAGAGCTCGGCCTGGGTAAACAACATCACCACCTGTCTTTGGTGCAGCATCTATCTGTGCTTTTGTCCGTGGATCATTAAAACCAATTGATCTGTTTTGGTCTTCCAGTCTAATTCCGTGTATGACTCCCGTAACAACTGGAAAATCTGGATTACCTTGCATAAAGTATCCATCGACCATATCACCTTCCTTTGGCATCATCTGAGATAACATTGAAGACGGAGGACAGGAAATTGATGCCCAAGGTAGAGCCTCAGTCGGAACTTGTGCTCGACTTTCCGGATGTACACCAAGAATACGCACTCTGCAACGTAATTTTAACGGATCGTTTCTGTCCTCAACAGTTCCAATCCACATGCCATAAAAGTTATTATTCATTGTAATTTGCCGCTTTCTCTTGGTCAACAGTGCTTGTAAACACAGTGTTATTATTTTTATCTTTATAATTTGCCGAGTCGGTTACTGCTTCAATTACGACTTCATGCATATTTGGTCTTATTATGTGTCGTGTTGCAACAATTAAATATTTACCATACAACGAAGAATCAAATGGATTTTCACCATCTGCCAAAACACCTCGCTTTGGCACATCCAAGTCTATACAAAAACCAGAAGATAACTTAAAATTTCCTGGCAAAACTAATTTAACACGCTTCGAGAATAAATTTTGAAAGATGGCTTCACGTTGAAATTTATAATTTTCTGTGTCTTCATCTAATGACACCGATGTTGGATAATTCTCTTTAATAAAATCACTATTTCTTCTATTTCCAAAAAATGGATATGTAACAATTCTAGACTCAAACATCTGTGTTTGAAATAAACCGCCTCTATTTTTTATTAGTGAAACATTTGGATTTTTATTTGCATGGTCACTACCTTCATACATCTCTTTGAAGGTGTGTTGTTGTTCTTGTATTGTTTTAGTTAAAGGATCAAATGCTATAAGTTTGCCAGCATAAACGCCAGATTTAGTGTTACGAACAAAGTCATTTTGTGTGATGACTTCAAAACTTCTAGCACCAGTAAATTCTTCACCTAAATTATCTGAAATGTTTTTTGCGCTAAAATTTACTCTAGTTAAACTTGGAAAAGAAAACAGTGTGCTCAAGTTGGTAAAATTGAATCCTAATCTGTTTTCAAAAAATATGAATCCTGGTGATTGTTTCTCATCTACAGCTCTAGTCGCAAACCACTGTAAAGCAACCAAAGGTTCCAAAGAAGGAACAAGAATGTTTCTGACACCAAAAGAAGATGAATATATTCCAAATTTTTTGATACCCAAATAGTCACTCATGATTTTAACGGCAGCTTCAGAATATGTCAAGTTATAATAATGTTGTACTTTTTGTTGCAGAGAAAAAATATACTCATCAGAAACAAAATGTAGTACGTAAATCTCACTAGACTGATTTACTGGAACTCGATTCGATTGTTTGTAAATTCGAAACGATTTCTTTATCATTAACTCATCTTCATCTTTACCAATCTTAACTATCAAAACTTCAGAACCATCAAACAACAATTGTTCAGATAAACCAACAGCATCACGGATTAAAATGTTTCCACTCATTGATTGATTCAACATCGAATCAAATATATTCAACTCTTCAAATTTGTCTTTGATATCTATATAACCAAATTTGGTTACCAACATCAATTCAGTAATTCTGTATTGCGTTGTTTCCTGTATATTTAATTCTGACATTATGCAATAGCGTTTCTAAATTCTTGTTCAATTGTTTTTAAAAATTCTGGACGAAGAATGTCTATTGTTCTCTTTTCTTCATTTGCCTCTATCTCATAATCATAATAAGATATTGAAGATTTTGTTGTTGTTATTGTAACATTTGTGGAATTATAAAGTGTGTACACAACAGTCGATGCTGTATTTGTATTTGCAAATGTTCCAGCATCAATAACAATAGTTTCGGTCGTTTCATCACCTGATGGTAAAGTTCGTTTCTCATTTATGTAATAGGAATGTATATGAGATTTTGACCAAGATAAACCTGCTCCTGTGTTTGCGGTATTTGCGTATGTTGCGCCACGATATTTTATGTCAATATATTTCGTCAAATCATTATAACGCAGAGGCCAATCAAACTGTGGATTCTTGATATTGTTTACTGAAAGAATGATCCAATGTTTCTCTGGCGAACCATACAATTTATCTGCAATTATTTCTGGAGTCTCACCATCAGAAATATCATATTTGTAGTACATTACCAATTTATCTTTTGATGTTGCATTGAATGTAAAGCGAGACATTAGATTGGTAACAACATCCAAAGATGAGTTGTCATCTGACAAATAGTATGCCGTTTGAGGAAAGTAGTTAAAATATTTTGCCATGATTGTTTATTTTATTGGTCAGTACGCTCGAATGTATTTTCAGCTCGAGAGAAAAAATCTCTACTATTAACTTCTCGGTTCACATCATATTTTGTAATAATTTGAGTTTCTTTGAATACCAACCCAAGTCTAATACCAACTGGCATACCAGTTGAACCTATTTTTGGTGTGCCTGCATCTTCCAATACTTCATACGCAGCAAAACCACTTGGCGCATAATCCACATCAACTGTTTGTAAAACACAAGTAGAAATTGGTGGTATATTTGGATTTTCTGCTCCATTATAAAAGAATTTAATATCGAATTCAGAAGGTGGAACCAAGAAATATCCACCCAAGCCGCCGGCAGAATTATTACCTAATATTTCTGGTGCTTGGTGAAACCTAATTCTGTGTATAATATTTTGTACTTCTTTTGCTTCAATTCGACTTCTCGGATAAAACATAAAGTCGAAACGAAAACTTCTAAATTCAGGAGCAGAATAGATAACTTCCATCATCGGATTAACAGTTGTTCCAGTGAATCCAGCAAATACGGCCCGCCCAGCTTGTCCTGCCATGTTAGCTAAAGCATTCAAAACAAATGGTGTTGCATTTTTAAATGCATAGTTTGCTTTTTCAGTATTACCCGCATCACTATTAACGACATTTTGTATACCAGAAAAACCTGCACCCAAAAGTGCTGCCAATCCACCACCAAGTTCAAGGCCAGCAAAGCTTTGTGATTGAGAAAAAGCTAATGTGTCTGGCATGTATAATGCAATTGTATCTGTTGTGCGTTTTGTTGTTCTGAGCCCGGTTTTAGCAAAAGTTCCGGCATTATCTGCAAAATATTGTGCCACACCTGGCAACCCTGACGCACTGTATACGTCTTGAGTTTTCTGCAATAGTCTTTGTAATTCTGGACTGCCGGATGACAATTTAAATTTTTTCTGAATGTTCTCAGAAATTACCGAAAGATCCAAATTTGAAGCAGCAGTTACAGCACCTTGAGTCACTGAAACAAAATCTGACGCACCACCATTAAAACGATTTAATCCAAGTCTATTCTGTACCGCAGTTGTTTCTTCACCAGTTGGTACTCCAGGAAATTGAGTGCGTTTTTGTTCGTTTATATGCAATATCATATAGTGACCCTTATCGATTTCACCCAAATCGATAGGATAACGCAACGTGTTAATTTTGTATTTGTCTCCAACTATTTTATTAGCTGTTCGATTTTTATCCGAAGTGAATCGTATGTCCGTAAGCGTGAATAGTGCCATATATACCCCAAGTTATTACTCATTATTTATACCACATGACCAGACAAACATACAAAGGTGTATTCAAACCTAAGAACCCACAGAAATATAAAGGTGACCCAACCAACATTATTTATCGTTCGAGTTGGGAAAAGATGGTGATGAAATACCTTGATGACAATCCGGGTGTAATTTGGTGGGGGTCTGAGGAGTTACCCATTCCCTACAGAAGTCCGATTGACCAAAAAATACATCGTTACTTTCCAGATTTCATCGTCAAGGTCAGGCGGAAAGACGGTCTGGTGATGACATATTTGTGGGAGGTTAAGCCTTATTCACAAACGAAGATACCAGTCCAAAAACGCAAGACACATAGGTTTATCCAAGAGGCGGCAACATATGCGGTAAATCAGGAGAAGTGGAGAGCTGCCGATATCTTCTGCCGCGAGCACGGGTGGCAATTTCAAATCATAACTGAAAAAGAACTAGGCATCTAGTATAAATACGGCATGGCTTATTTAATAGATAGAATTAATGCATCCCTACAAAAAGAGGGATTAACACCGCGCACTCGAAAGTCACGTGATTGGCTTCGTTCGAAAGTTTCGGATTTAAAACCATCCAAACAATCGTTAATGAATGACATGACCAGACTCAGAGAGGGCACCATTATTGGAAAAATGTATTTTTACTTTTATGATCCTAAAACGAAGGATTCGTTGCCATATTACGATAGGTTCCCATTGGTTTTACCAATAGAACGTTACCA